CACCGAGATCTACACTAACCGGTACACTCTTTCCCTACACGACGCTCTTCCGATCTTCCACGCCCATGCTGTGGGCCTCGATCATGCACTCCTCGGCGTAGAAGGCGCCGTACGGCCTCTTCCGCGCGTCCTTGAAGAGGACGCACATCCCGAACGGGACGTTGAACAGCTCGCTGGCCAGGTTGATGTAGAAGTCCCGGTTGTCCTTGGTGCTGTCGGCCCCGTAGCCGGGCGCCAGGTACACCTCCTCCGGGAAGAGGCTCGTGTAGAGCGGGTTCTGCTTGAGCTTGCTCTGGGCCGACGGCGCCACGCCCTCCGCGACGAAGTTGAAGGGCTTCCCGTAGGTGTAGGTGGGCGCGATGGCGTAGAGGAGGCGGAGCAGGCTCGGCCCGTAGAAGAGAATCCGGTTCATCTGGAAGTTGGCGAAGAGCCGGCCGGGCACGAAGTAGGACCGCTTCGAGCCGATCTCGAAGAGGCGGGCCACCTGCCGGTTCTGGGCGATGGTCAGCATCTGGAGCAGCCCGATCGGGTAGAGCTGGCTCTGGGCCGCCAGAGGATCCCCGCCCATGGCCGTGATCATCTTGAGCCGCGAGGGGCCCGCGAGGATCAGAGTCGACTCGGCGCTGACGTACTCGCCGTTCTGGAGCTCCGCCTGGACGTGCTCCGAAGCCCAGTTCCAATTCAGGAAGGTGGCCATGTGTCACGCTCCTTTAGATGAAGATCCTCACGCGCCCCTTGGCGCCGGTGACGAACGGAGTGAAGTCGTAGTCCATCCCGAACGTGTCGGGGAGTTCGGGGATCTCGAAGATCCCCAGGAACTCGATCTTGCGCGCGTCCTTGTCGTCGATGACCTTCGTCCGGACGGCCTCCTGGTTGGTGCTGATGATGTCGAAGAAGGAGTCCGAGATGTTGAAGGGCCCCAGGAGAGGCCGGATCTGGTTCCGCAGGAGCCGGGCGAAGTTGTCCACCTGGACCGTGACGTGGTCTTCCAGGTAGAAGACCGTGCTGACGTCGGTCGTGAGGGCCCGGATCGCGAAGACCGCGGCGTCGTCCGCCGACTGGCTGGCGACCCAGTTCCCGCCGTTGATGATCTTGTCGTTCAGGTCCTCGTTGCCGCCCTCCGGATCGCCGAAGGGATTCAGGAGCTTGTGGATCCCGGTGCAGTTGAACCGGCTCAGCGGCTGGCCGGGCTTCTGGCCCGAGCGGGCTGCCGCGAAGATCGTGGAGAGATACTCCCCTCCGACTTCCTCGATCACGTCCCCGCCCCCGTAGAAGCCCGAGGTTCCCGCGGGATCCGTGCCGTCCGTGAACTTGACCTCGACGGTGTCGGGGTACACGTTCCGAATCCGGCGGTCCTTGATCGCCCCGGGGTAGGCCGCGATCTTGTCCGCGAACTGGGAGTCCGTGAGATCCTTCGACCGGATGTACCAGTCGACGATCGCCGTCGGCGGCCCACCGATCGGGAGACCGTTGGCGTTGACGACCGTCATGGTCGTCGTAACGCCGGAGACGATCGTGATGATTCTGGCCTCGAAGACGGGGTCGAGGCCCTCGAACACGTCGCCTACCACCACGCCGTAGGCCTCCAGGTCCCTGGCGACCGTGATGGTCGTGGTCGTCGGGTTCTTGGTGTAGGTGGCGGCGTCGCCGCCTTGCATTGCGGTTCGGGTCTCGATCCGCTCGAACTTGTGGTCCTGGAACAGGATCCTCTCCCGCTTGATGTCGGGGGCGGACTGCTGGTCCACGTGGGTCCTGAAATACCCGAGGACCGTCTCGTCCTGGGTGAGCGGGGTGAGGACGTAGAGCCGGGAGATCTTGGCCATCTCGATGGCCGCCTGCCAGGCCGTGACCGTGTCCTCCTCGACCTGGATGCACCAGATGGTGTACGGGGTGTTGGAGAGGGCGAGCCAGGCGCCGAATCCCAGGGGGTTGGCCGGGACCGCGAAGCCCAGGAGAGATTCGCGGGTCGAGGCGCTCACTTCGAAGGGCGCGTCGAGGTGGTCGTTCCTACGCGCCGTGTAGGTGCTGAGGACGGTCCCCTCGAGGGGGGATCCCGTGAGGGTCTTCTCGATGGTGTAGTTCAGGTCATCGAGGGCGTCGCCCACGGTGATCGCGTAGAGGAGGTCCGTGAAGGCGGTGGCCGGCGGGGTCCCGGCAAGGACGTTCCGGACGCCGATCGTGTTCTCGTTGACGACCCGGGTGACCTTCAGCTGCGCCGACGTGAGGTCCGCGATGGAGAAGCCGAACTCCGAGTTGCTCCAGAGTGCGGGAGGGCTTCCGGGGACGATGTTCAGGCAGCGGAGGGTGTTGATCCCATCCACGTCCGTGACGAGGAACAGGGCCGTTCCCGTGTCCCCGTAGACGATATCGCCGATGCCGACTCCGGCGACGACGAAGTTCACGTAGGTCGTGGTCAGCGTCCTCTTGTTGAGATCGCCGGTGTTCTCGACCGTGATGTTCGCTCCCGTGAAGTGCGCGAGGCGGGTCGCCGCGTCATCCCACAGCTCCCACGTGAGCACGTTGGGGCTGGAAGCCCCGGCTCCGGGGCGGCCGGGGTCCCAGTCCTCGACCTGGACGGTCGTCTGCGTGGGGGCCGGGGCCGCCGCGAACTTGAAGATGGGCCTCTTGGCCCCGAACGAGTCTGCCATCGCGATGGAGTACCGGCTCAGAGGGGGAGGAAGGGCCGGCAGCATCGCGGTGAAGTCGATGACCGCCGCGAGTTGCGTGTGGCTGAACGTGCGGACGCCGGCGATGGGAACCGTGTATCCGCCCGTGGTGTCGTCGTAGTCGACGGGGGGCGGGATGGCGATGCCGGTGCCGAGATCGATCTGCGTGTAACGGTAGATCTCGAAGATCTTGTTGGCTTCAAAGGCCGCGGACGCCGGCCACCGCGGGGTCGTGATGAGGTTCCGGACCTCGGCGGTGGTGGTCGCGATGAGGTTGCCCGTGACGTAGAAGGCCGGGACCCAATCGAATCCGCTGTCCTGGATCCAGACGATGTCGATCGAGGCCGGAGGAACGATGACGGGGCCCTGGATCGCGGCCGCAAGGAAGTCCTGCGTGGGGCCCGTCATGATCCTGGCGCCGAGCGTCTCTTTCGAGTAGTCGATCCCGTCCGCCCGGCAGAGGACGTCCCAGCCCGTGACCGTCACGATGTCGCCGATCTTGACGACCGCGGAGAAGTCGAAGGCCAGGTCGGTGAGCGTGCGGTCGAGGTTGACGTCCTCGATGCTCAGGTCCCCGGAGAAGGTCCCCGGGCCCTTGTCGAGGCGCGCCACGTTGAGCTCGTCATCCGAGACGATGGCGGTGACCTGGAAGGAGGCGATTCCGTCGATCTTGATGGTGTCGCTGGCGGCGACTTCGTCCTCGATGAAGTCCGCGTTCGCGTCGATGAACTTCCCGGAGATCGCCGAGAAGGTCCCGGTGGTCCCCTTGGAGATCTCGAACACGGCGGAGAGGGAGGCGGCGAGGGTGAACTGCGGGGGGTCGATCGCCCAGTTGTAGGTGGGTACGACCTCCGCGACCCCGAAGCGGTTCTGGACATAGACGTGGGGACGGAGGACCGGGTCGGTCGCCGTCGGCCTCTCCACGACCGCCCCTGGATTCAGGTTGGGGAAGTCGTACGCGGGGTTCACCTGCCCCCCGATGAAGTCTCCCGCCGAGGTCTGCCACTCCATCTGCCGCTGGATGCCGAAGACGGCGATATCCAGGGGGGAGGGGAGAACCACCGGGTTCTGGGTGACGAAGATCTGCTCGACGGTCAGCGAAGGCCTCAGGCTGTCTGGCATGGTCCTACTCCCTCTTCGGAAGAGAAATCGTGACCGCTACATCCTTCACGTCTTTCAGGTCCAGGAACTTGGTCCGCCATCCGATCACCAGGGTCACTGGAAAAGATACCGGGGTCACGAAGAAGATCAACCTCGAATCCGTTTCCACGATCGATGGGGCTCCGATCACCGGCGAGCCCATCTTCTGAAGCCTCGTGTTCTTCAGGTGCGTCTCCCGGAACATCCGGAAGAAGAGCGCCGTCACGAGGCCGAGCTCCTCCGACTCAACGTCCTTCCTCGAGAAGCACTGGAACACCAGAGGAATCGTGATCAGGTCCGCGAAGTCCCTCGACTTGAACCATGGAAGATCCGCAGCTTTCAGCCCGCCGATCGACGAGTCCTGGAACGTCATGCTGTCCCTGGTGCAGAGGATGATCGGCCTCGGGTTCGTGCTGTTGAGCTCCTCCGTATAACCGTCCGCGATCTCGATCTTGCTGTCCTTCGAGGTGTCCCCGCTTTCATCCTTGACGTAGAGGAACCTGTTCTCCTCCTTGTCCTGCTCGTTCTCCGACCAGGTGTAGAAGTAGGGATTTCCGAACCCAGCCTCGAGCGCCTGGATCAGGACCCGTCTCGGGTACCGGAGAAAGTCTCCGATCCGGCTCGTGGAGTCGTGGTACTCGGGAGTGGATCGGAATCTCGGGTCCTGATCGGCCATGGTCAGGAACTACTCCCTCTGCACCCGGGCCGCGACGAGGGTCTCCAGCAGGGGGCGCGCCGCTTCGATTTCCTCGAAGACCCCTCGCCGGAAGTTCTCGTCGCCCATGATCTCCCGCAGGGACATGGAGGCAAGCTTGGAGTGCCCCTTTCCCTTCGGGGGGAACTTCTTCATCGCCATCATCTTGTCCGCTCCGGGGGCCCCGTCCGGGGTCTTGCGGGCGGCTTCCTTGGTGATGACGTCGGTCCCCAAGATCCGGGCCAGCTCCGTCAGGTACTCCCGATCCAGATTGTCGTTCTCTCCGCTCATGGGCAGCTCCTATGAGATCGCGGCTGTCTGGGTAACGATCGTGAGCTGAGCTCGGAGCGACAGCCTGCTCTTAGCCAGCTCGACGCCTCTCTCCACGTACTCGAGACCGGGACGAGGTCTTGTCTTCCACTTCCCCCTAAGGAGACTCTCGAGAGTCACCCTTCGGAACACCACCGTCCCATCTCTTAATTTTAGGGGAATCACCTTGTTAATCAAATTCCACATCGACTTTGATCGCGAGAATCCTTGGTCCACCTCCCGGGCGTAGGGAACGTCGGACTGGATCACGATCTGTTTCCCGTACACCAGGGCCTTGATGCTCGACGCCAGACGCCCCGTTCCCCGAGTCTTCTTATAAAGATACTCCCTTATCCCCCCGACGGCCATCCTCGAAAATTCTTCAAGGACGTCGGGGGACTGTCCCTCGGAAAACTTGATGATCGCCAGCGTCGGCATCGGTCACTTCTTGAACTGGGACAGCTTCTTCTTCGTCTTCAAGGCGCAGAGGGCGCCGGCGACCTTCTCGTAGAACTCGTACGAGGAGACCTTCACCACGCCGTCCTGGCGCTCCTGGACGGCCAGGCCGGGGGTCACGGAATCCTCGCGGGCTTTCTTGTCGAGGTCCCGGACGATCTCCGGACACTTTGCTTCCTTGTCCGGCCGGACGGGCTTGGGGTTCTGCGTCGACTCCGCCGCCTTGACGAACTTGGCGGCCCAGTCTTTCCACGTGGTCATGACTACCTCCAGATCGGGATCTTCTCGATGGGATCCTTGTCTCGGTCGTGCACCAGAACCTCACTGTATCGCTTGGCGCGGGTCCAGTGAGGCGTGATGATGTAGCTCAGGCCGTCCGGGATGGGGAGCTTGTGCTCGACGTCGCTGGGGGTCAGCAGGGCGATCGTGGACTCCTGTACCAGGAGAGTCCGTTCCATCTCGGAAGGGTTGATGCTCACGATTCGCCACCGCATCCCCTGGTTCGTCTCGAACAGGAGATCCCCGGGGCGGATCTCGGGGTAGCCGGCCATCTTGATGGACGTCTGGGCCGGCTGGGTTCGGGTGACCCCGGACTGGTCAGTGCGGACCTCGGGTTGAAAATTCACCAAGGTCAACACGGGTTGGTAGTAGCCGCCTTCAAAGCCGGTGGCGAAGCACGACAAACAGGCGGCCTGCGTAGCCTTCTTCAGAACGGGATCCCAGCACGCGGTACATCGCTTGCCTTTCCTACGCAGGTAGACCAGAGTAGGCGAGCCGCTGAAACTGAGATCAATATTCAGCTGCCGCATGATCTCCCGCGCCGGATTTGAGATCCCTCCTCGAAGACTCTCAGGACCTGCCTCGATCGTCTGGTCGCCGTGCTTTATCGAGAGCTTGTAGTAAGCACTCCGCCAGTGGTCCTTCAGATTGACTTCAGCGTCGCGGTAGTACGTCTGAGGATTGGAGACGAGCGCGACCTGTTCGAAGGCATCCGAAGGAGAGTACGAGCGGAGGACGGCCACCTTGACCTGTGAGAGGTCGTCGTTGGTCGGAAGGTACTTCCAGGCCACGATCCGGGCTTCCGGAGAGACCTGGTATACATCCAGACTTTCGATGAAAAGGGCCATCGTCTCTCAGCGCAGGCACAGCAACACGCCACCAGCTCAGGCGGCGGAGGACCGCGCTTCCTCTTCTTGTTCGGACTCGGTTGTTCTGCGGGGGAGAGCCCGCTTGACCTTCGACTCGCCCTTGGCCAGTCTCTCCACCATGGCCTCGGCTGCAAGTTTCCGTAGTTCATCCAAGAACGCTTCGGAAAAGTTCATGACATGTTCACTTCTTCGACTTCCACGGAAGCGGTAACGTCGTCGGGGTAGCTGACGGATGTCCCCGCGGCATCCTTCGCTCCGACGGAGAATCCGCGGATCCACCTCTTCTTGCGGAGGTAGACCTTGGTCGCCCCATTGAGCCAGACCATGAGATTGCCGTCCGGCTTCAGGGACCTCCAGTGAGTCTTGAGAGTCGGCGGGTCTATGAGGGAGTACATGACCGGCTGCTGCGGATCGTAGTTCTGGAGTCGGACGTGGGTGGAAGCGGCGGTGAAGAGGATCGTCTTGTCGCCGGGGGCGCCGTAGGCCATCCACACGTCTTCTTGTCCTGGAAGTTCGTAGCGCATGAGACCCTCCCTACACGGTCACGGTGACCCAGTCCCGGGAGTCGAGCATCCTCCATCCCTCGAACATTTCGGTGAGCGCCATCCCCCAAGCCCTACTGGTATTGTAGGCCACCTTCCAGTTCTGAATGTTGGAGGTGGCCTCGGCGATGAGCTGAGGGTAGATGGACTGATAGGCGCGCCATCGGTCGAAGAGACGGACGGTCGTGTTTCCCGTCTGATACTGGAAGTCGTTCCTCATCATCCAGATGCTGACCTCGCGTAGGGCCAGGCCCACGGCGAGATCCATGAGGTACGTGATGAGGGCTTTGGGAAAGCCGCTCTTGAAGGTCCACGTCTCGTCGAAGATCGGCGGCGCTCCGGCGACCTTCTCCGATGCCTCGAAGATAAGGCGCGCCACGTCCGTGTCGCTGTTCTCCTTGCCGGAGTACAGGTAGTTGATCTCCGGGTAGTCCCGGAGTTTCGCCCTCAGCTCACGGACCAGCGTGATGGGGACTTCGGCGATCATTTCGCCTTCCTCTTCTTGGCCTGCCCCTCGGACACGAGCTTGGCGAGATCTCTCACTTCATCGGACGGACGCTGGGGTTCCGCCAGGTCGGGGGCCCGGTCGGAGGGATTCTCCGGCATGGAATCCCGGACGAAGGGAGGGGCCATGATGCCCTTCACCTTCTCTTTGGGTTCCGCGTCTCCGCCGATCGGAGGGGGCAGCGGCTTGGCCTTGGGGGCCTCTTCCTTGAAGTTGGGAACGGACCATCCGAGACGGGTGGCCAGGAAGGCCTCGTTGACCTGGTCTCCGCGGCGCTCCAGGACCCCGTCCATGTTGGCCACGGCGATGTACTCCCCGTGCTCTTTGAGGAACTGTGGAGTGAGCTGGTCCTCCTGGAGGACCGTGATGCTTCTCGGGGCCAGCCGGGAAGTCCCGACCTCGACGGCCGTCCCGCGAACCGAGTAGACCTTGATGTTGCGCATGACGAGAATCCTTCTCCCTGCTCTTATAAACGAGAACAGGCCCGCCGCCCCGCGGCGGACGGGCCCGTTCTAAGGTGCGAGAACCCCCCAGGGTTACACCGTCGGGATCGCGCCCAGCGTGTGGTCGTTGATGACCCGCAGGGTGCCCCTGCCGGTCTCGATGTCCGCCGGCGTCTCCTTGACGAACGGGATCGAGATCTCCGCTCCCTTGAGCAGGACGCAGCCCACGCCCAGCGGGTTGCCGATCCCGGCGCCGATCGTCTCCCAGGCCTCCATGAAGATGAACCGGCCCTGCCGGTTGATGAAGAACTTCGTGTTGTCCAGGATGAGGAACCGCCCCAGGAACTGCGGGCTCGGGAAGATGAAGATCTGCCCGGGCTGGACCAGGTTCGGGTTGGCGCGGACGGTCGTGACGAACGTGTACCCACCGATCGTGGTGTACTTGTACCCGTCCCTCACGATCTCCGACGTGATCTCGAGGCCGGCCTCGTTCAGGGACCACGCCACCGTGTCGGTGAAGTCGTACTCGTGCATGAGGAAGACCCGCGCCTTCTGCTCACGCGCCGGGCACACCTTCACTCCCTCGGCCAGCACCACGCGGTTGAACTGGGTCTGGTCCGAGAGGAGGAGGTTGCTGTGGAAACCGCGGGCGCGGTTGACCGCGGCGGCCGCGATCGGCACCCAGGCGATCTGGTACGCCTTGTTCTGGGTGAACAGGAAGTTGTAGAACTCCAGCGAGTTCGCGAAGTTCTTGGTCGTCGCGAACACGCCCTGCGCCACCAGCTGGTTGTAGCGGTAGCGCGTGGAGAGGTAGAGCGCCGCCTTCACGTGGTTGAGGAAGGCGACGTCCTCCTGCTCCTGGATGTCCCGGACGATGTTCTGCTCGATGACCTTGGTGAGCGGCATCCGGTACGCCCGGAGCTCGTCCTCGGCCTTCTGGAACCGGTCGCTCGAGATCGTGGAGAAGGGGATCGAGTACCTCTTCCCCATGATGTACGTCTTGTCGGGTTCGCCGCGCCAGTTGATCCGCATGGCGACGGAATCCGGCTCGATGTCGTCGACGTACTCGAGCGAGTCCTGGGTCAGGGAGCGCTGGCACTCCTTCTCGGTGACCGTCTGGGGCGGCAGCACCTTGCGGGCGAACGAGTTCTCACGGAGCTTGTGCTGGATGTAGGTTCCGGTCGCCTGACCGACCTTCTCCATCGTCTCGCCGCCCTGCCGGAGCGCTTCCCCGAACATGGAATTGAACCATTCGGGAGAGAACTGGTCCGACATGTCTCATTCCTCCTACCTACGTTCGTTGTTGCGTCTTGATCCGGGGGTTCCTGAGACCCGGCAGCAGACGACTAGATCACGACTCCGACCGACTCGAAGATGAACCAGATGACCTCGTCGTTGATCTTGTAGACCATGCCGAAGTACGGCACCTTGGCCGCCATCGCCGAGAGCGGGGTGTTCTTCGGCTTGGCGTCGGTCCCGATGATCACGGCGTCGCCCACGGCGGGCGTGCCCACGACGTCCCAGTACTTCTTGTTGATCCCGATGGGAAGCCCGCTTCCCACGATTCCCGAGAACCCGCCGGACCCCTGCTTGAGCACAGGAGCGCTCTCGTCGAAGGGGTTGACGTCCGTGTCCTTCACGGAGCCGTGCGCGCTGTCGAGGAAGTTCAAGAAGACCTGGGTGTCGCCTCCGGCGTCGTACGCACCGGCGACCGCCTTGCGGGCCTTCGAGTTCACATCCTCGACGATGAACCGCCCCTCCTCGATCTCGACAGCCCCGAACTCGATGGCCATCAGGTTGGCGGCCTCGAGCTTGGAGTTGAAGTGGACGAGGGAGGTCGTTTTGCGGTACTCCATCGCCATCGTCAGACTCTCCTACTGGTTGTTGGGAGACCTGTTTTCCAGATCCTGGAAAAGCTGGACCAAGGCCTCTTCGGCCTTCTCGCCCTTCGGCTTCTCTTCGGTCTGGGGAATCCCGATCCTGGGAACTTCCGAGAAACCCAGCATGTGGGCTTGCTTGAGCACTTCGAGCTGCTGCGGGTCGTTGAGAAATTCCGCCGCCTTGGAGACGGCGTCCGTGGGATCGATGACTCCCTTGGACACGAGATCCAGGACGTCCCGCAGCACCCTGATCTCCTCTTCGAACTGGGCGGCCTTCTGGAGCGCCTCGTCCCGCTGGAAGGACGCCTGCTTGATCAGCGCCTTCTGGTTGAGGAGAGCGTCACGGATCTCGACTGCGAGCTTTTCGCTCATCTTGAGGCTCCCGCGAAAACGTCCATGGCGGCGAGGAGCTTGGCGACCTTGATGTGCCTTCCCCTCTCGAGTTCCGCCTGCTTCTTGAGAACCCCCGTGCTGTCTTCTTCCCGACCGAGGTCCATGATCTCCTGAATCATGTGATCCAGGTCCTCGTCGGAAACCTCTAGGAGGCTGTCCGCGGACCGCGCGCCGGCGCTCTTGACGGTAGGATCGTCTTTAGGCGGCGCCGGTTTAGAGGCGCCTGTGGCCGAAGCATCGGCCTTTGCTTTCTCTACCATCTTGTTGAGTTCGACGGGATCCACGGGGTTTCTCCCTCACTACTCCAGGTAGTTCTCACCGGTCTTCTTGCTCAGCCAGAGGCGAGCGCAGAAGCGGCCGAACTCCTCCTCTTCCTCTTCCCCGACCTTGGCGAGGTCTTCCTCGGTGACTCCGGCTTCCTTGAGGAACTCCGAGACCTCGGTCCCGATCGTGTACCACTCCTCGGCTTCCTTCTCCATCACGGCCTGCTCCACGAGCTCGGCGGCCATGGTGAGGGCCTCGGACGTGTTCAGAACGGGAACCTCGTTCTTGTCCTGGGCCTCCTTGATGAGGTCCAGGGCTTCGTCCAGCATCTGGATCCGCTCGGCGTCCTCGCCCCACTCCCGCTGGATGTTGGCGAGTTTCACCTGCGTTTCCTGCTCGACGAGCCCGTTGTAGATATCGGTGAGGCGCATGCCTTCACTCCTTCAGAAGCTCGTCCGCGAGCGCGGCACCCAGCAGAACGATATCATCCTCGCTCAGTTCTCCGAGACGCCCAGCTTGCTTCTCGAGCGCCACGGTCTCAACGGCCGAAGCGAGCAGGATCGACTCGTCCTGGTCCAGGAACTTGCTTGCGACCTTGAAGCGCTCGGCCAGCTTCGTGAGATCCAAGCCCATGTGGCCTCCTCTTCCCTAGCCGGCCGGCAAGGCCGGGTTCGGGGTCTTGTCCTGCTTCGGGGCAGTGGTTTCGGCCACGACGTTGGGGTTTCCCCCTCCGCCCGGGATCGACGGCACGCTGCCGGGAGTCTGACCGCCGTGGAAGTTCTTCAACTTCCCGGTGATCTGGCCGAAGCGGCTTTTCAGCGCTTCCTTCTGGCTGCCGTGGGACGGCGGGGCCTGGCCCTTCGCGCCGACGGGGGCATCTTCCGAGAGCTTGGACAGGATCTCCTCGACCGCCCCGCGGCCGAAGATACGCCCACCAGCCCGGAGATCCTCCGCCAGCTTCTCCGTCTCGAGAGTTTCCGTCGAGGGAAGCTCGGGAGCGGGGGCTGCCGACGCCTTCTTCTCCAAGGCACCCTTGGCCCGGAGCTGCTCCATGAGTTCGGCGACCGACGGCATTTCTGGAACCTCCATGAATGCCTTTCGGGACTACTGCCGCGGTTTCCCGCGGGGAGGGTTACGCGCCCCCCAAGCAAGCTCAGTCCACCAGGCCAGCGGCTGCTAGGAACGGGAGGATCATCTTGTTGAAGGGATGTTCCTCCGCACCCAGCCCTATGATTTTCCTTTCCAGGGAGCCGGGATTCAGTAGCATCTGAACCCGCGGATGAGCTGTCGCTTCTTTCAGTTTCTCAAGATTCATCCCGTTTTTCAAGAGGCTTCGGTATTTTTCGAAGGGCTTCCCCTTCCCCAAGACTTCCGTCTGCCCCTTGGCTCCCTCCCCGCCGGACCCCTTCAGGATCCTCACGATCCTGACCGAGAAGTGCGGATCGAAGAGAGATCGTCCGGGAACGTGCCCTTTCAACTTCATTAAGAGTGTAGGGTCGATGTCCGAGAAGTCAAGGTCTCCAGGAATCTTGGACTCGTCGCCCCCGGTCAAGGATCCGACCTCTCCCGGCCTGAGCATGATTCCCAGGGAGGTCAAGGCGGAGAAGACCTTGTCCAGGGGGGACGCCCTCAGATCGTTGATCAATTCATGGGGAAGGGAAGTGGATTGCCCCTCATCCTTGGTGACCATCTCGTAGAGGACTTTCCACAGGTTCGGATCGATGGGGGATGCCCCCAGATTCTTGGCGGTCTCCTGGGCCGGGATCTTCTTCTCGATCTCGGCCGTCTTCCCCCCGGAAGAGAGGAAGTCGATCAGGCCGGCGTACTTCTCCATCCCGGCCGGAACCGCCTGGATCTCGGGGACCTCCAGGAGCTCCAGGGGGTTGCTCTGCATCCCGGCCACCTTCTTCAGGCTGTAGGCGCTGCGGTCGGCGGGGACCACGATCTCGGAGATGTCGAAGAACCGGGGGAAGGGGTTGTATGCGTAGACTTTCCTTCCATCCGGGAAGGTCTGGTTCAGCATCCCCTTGAGGTGGGCGCAGTACTCGTCCTTCCGTCTGGCCGCGTTGAGGCAGACCGAACAGAGGTCCCACAAGAGCTTGGCCCCCATCGAGAAGGCCACCGGCTTCCCGGCGTCCAGGGCCTCGACGATGTCTGGGGCCTTGTCCTTGAGGATGAAGATGATCAACTCTACCCGGTGCATCTTCTCGTTGTAGGCGGCGCAGCAGACGCGCTCGCCGACGGAGAACATGGGATCGCCGTTGTTGTGGTGACGATACGGATACGCGTACTTCTCGAAGGTCTTGTACCCGTACTCGACGGGAACGGGCAGGTTCTTTGCCCGGATGAGATCCATGATCCAAGGCGGGGGAGAATCTCCAACGAGGCTCCATTCGTTGAAGTAGTCCCCGTTACGATTTGATCCCCAGAACTCCCCGGCGCCGAGGGCGTTCAACAGGATATACCTTCCGTCGTCCCTCGGCCGCACGTTCTGGATGAAGTCCAGGATCCGCTGCGGGGTGTAGGAGCTGCCGGCCAACTTTTCGAGGGTCTTGGGGTGGAGAAGGACCGCGGTCGGCCCCCACTCCGGCGTGTCGTAGCCGAGGGTGGTGATCGAGGTCATCCCGAGGGCGGAGTCGGCGCTGGTGTCGATCCCGATGAACATTCAGGTCAAGCTCCGGCGAGATAAGCAGCCCGCTTCTCGGCAAACTGCTGCTCTCCGTAACCCATCCTTCCGACGAGATGGCTGAGGAGCAGAGGCCCGCCGATCGCTCCGCCGAGAGAGGAGACGATCCCCGGGCCGAGCAGGGCTTCCGCGACGATCTGGCCCGCCATCATCCCTCCCATGGGGACCACATAGTTCATGAGCCAGCCGGGGAGGGCCTTCCTCCCCCCGACGGATTCGATGGCCCTCTCCGATGCGGGACCGACGCTGGCCTGCGGCCCTCCCTGCTGTCTTATCCCGGCGCTGACCAGAGCTTCATCGAAGACCTTACGGAGGTGATCGCTGGAATACTGGGCCGCCTGCTCCGGGGAGGCAGGCGCGCGGGCCCCGGCGGGAGCCCCCTTTCCTCCGGACAGAACCCAGCTTGGAGCGGGCTTGGTAGGGGCCCCCGTCTGGATGGTTTCCGTCAAGCCCTGGGGAATCTTGATCCCCTTCTTCTTGGCATAGTCCGTCATCATGCGGAAGTCCGTCGAGTCCTTCTCGTTCAGATCCGGAGCCGGGATGGAAGAGAGTAGCTTCTGGCGCTCCGCAGGGTCCGTCGGAAGCTGGATCTTGTTCTCCTTGAGGTACTGCTGCTTGAACTCGTCCTGGATTCCCTTCTTGGCCGTATTCAGGAATGCGTACCTCTCGTCCACCGCCGCGGCCGGAAGCATCTTCCCCGTGGGAAGATCCTTCAACCGTTCCATCGTCTTCGCGGGTTCGCCGTAGAAGGTCGCTTCCGGAAGACCGTGCCCGGTCGGGCCGATCGTGATGGGCATCCCCATGAAGTTGACCTGGGCTCCGACGGGAGCGGAGGCCGCCTGAGAAATCCCGGAGAGCATCTCCGGGGTGACGAGGTCGGCGTAAGGCTTGAGAACCTCCAGCTCGAGCTTCTTGTGGGTCGGGCTGTAGGTGAAGCTCCCCATCGTCTCCCGCCGGCTCAGGTCCCCCAGGGTTGACATCAATGCCTGCTCTCGATCGGTGAGGGGACGTCCCGCCCCCTGGGCGCGCTGGGCGACCTGCCCTCCGATCAGCCCTAGAATCGACTTCCCGGGAGGAAGGACGCCGCGAGGAGGTTCCTCCGCACCCTTGGGGGCGGCCCCTTGGGCCGGGGCCTTCCCTGTAACCGTTTCGAGAGGCGTCCCGTAGAACTCCGGGGTGGGGGCCGGTCCATAGCCCCTCTTGGCCGAGGGGGCCCCCTTTTCGGTGGGAGCTTCCTTCGGGAGGACACTGGCGCCTTCCCTGATCTTCTTCTCCACGGCGGACCGCTGCTTTTGGAATTTTGCCGTCTGCTTGGCGATCAGTTCCTTGGCAGCTTTCCTGGTCTCCTTCTCGTGGATCCTCCCCACTCCGGCAGCCGCTGCTTCCCCGGACTCTACCTTCTTGGTTTTCTCTCCGGTAAGGGGATTGATGCTCTCCCGAATCTTGGCGTAGCGCCCCCTCTCCTCAGGGGTCTTTGCCCGCATGGCTTCGATCTCGGGAGGAACGGGTTTTCCTGCTACCTCGAACTTGAGGGCCAGGTCTTCCGCGCCTGCCCTGAGTTCGGGGTGGGCAAACTCTCCCGTCGGCTTCCCCTTGTGCTTCGCCTCGATATACGCCGCTTCCCGTTCTTTCTTCCTGGCCAGGATCTTCGACATCCTCTCCCGATCAGTCACTTTCTCTTCGGCGGTGAGAGGCTTTGCTCTTTCGATCTTGGCCTGACGGTAGGCGATCTCCGCAGGCGTTGTCGCGACTTCGGCGGAAGGAACTTTGAACGCGGACCTGAGGAGTCCGAGCGCCTCTCCGCCGGCCCACCGAGGAGCCTTCTGCCCCTCCATCTCCATCTTGGCCCGGAGGCCTTCGCGGAGATTTCCGAAGGGGGTC